ATTTTTCCTTAGAAAATAAATTAAAACTTTCGCGCCTGCAACGCTTTCATCTGTCGCGCTCTGTCGGCCTCAATCCACTGGCTGGTACTCATGGTCTTGATAGACCGTGGATCAGTTGTGTCAAAAGACCCAGAACCCACCCCACGGGCGGTGACTGGTGAAATCGGTTCAGGCGCACCAGAAGTACGCTTTTGGACGGGGTTCTCGGCTAACCTAGCCTCAAGTCGCCCAATCTCTTTGGCCTGCAAAATAGGCGCTAGTCGAGAAATACGATCTGCCTCTTTCGGATTTGAGCCAAGGTGATAAACCAAGTCAGGCCCAATGTCCGACGATTGAATCGTCTGTGCCATCACGGTTGTAATCTTGAGGCTGGGGTTGTAGGCAACTTGTTCAAAGTCGCTGTACTTAGCCCTAGCCGTTTCTTCACGCTCGTGATACCCATCAAGAATCTCAGCTTGTTGTTTCTGGAGTTCCCGCTGCTCAATCAGTTTATAAGCCTTGGCCTCTGCGTAAGCATCGACCGACTCAAACTGATCTTGCGGAGGTAAGTCCACTGCCACTGCTGGCGCAGGCTGTCGCTCTCGTTCCCACTTTCGCTGCTCTCTTGCGAGGCGTTTACCAATAGCGGCGTCAAGTTCCTCTTGCGAGAATGTCTTAGCTGCTACTTCCGGCGTTTCAACTACAGGTTCTGGAGTAACCGCCGTGGTTTCCAGTTCCGGCGCGGGGGCTAATTCCGCTACTTGCTCTACATCTGACATTTTTGAATCCTAAGATTCCCTGGTCATTGGGCCAGTACAAATATTATAGTCCCTGTCCAGGTGTGACGTAAAGAACACAAGAAGACGCCGCTGTTGCGGTAAAGAATGAGGTTGGCGGGAAGTTGAACACTTCCACGGCCCCAGCCACAATGGGTACGGCGTTGCCCGTGGTGGTGACTGCTGCGGAGTTAGTGCCTGCAATGGCCGCCGTTGCGCCAACGCCTAAAAACGCCGTTACCGACCCCACATTGACAACCCGGTATTGGTTGGTGGGCGGTGTAACTGCCGTAAAAGTCGGCAAAATCTGCACGGCTGTTGGAGCGCTTGAATTAGCGGTCACTACAACGGTTGGGCCGTTTGGAAAAAATGCGGTTTGTTCGTTAGCCATGTCAAACTTCCTGTGCAGCTTGTGCCGCCTTGTACGCAGCCACAACAGCCGCCGTATGCGTTGCTTTGCAGATGGCCTTCACACGGGCATCCTCGGCGCTGTAGTCATCGCCGGGGGCAACAACGTGGCGGTGGAACGTGCCGCTGATCTGTTTGCCGTCTTCCATAATGGCGGTCTTGGTGCGTACTTGTACACAGCCATTTTCAACCACCTCGATGCGGTCAACTACGATTACTTTTTCAAGAGACATGATGTTTCCTTGTTTCCAGCCTGACCATCCAGTCAGGCATTAAAGCTGGTGGGCCGCGCCAGTACGGTTATTTAATCCTACGTGGGTCATCATGGGCATATAGCCCACCATCCCATCCAACAACAACTTCTTCGTCGCTTTCCACTGCCGCTTCGGGCAATGGGTTATTGATGGTTTCAACACCATCGACAACTTTTATTTGGTAATCCCATTTACCAATGTTGATGCAAGTGCCTTCTGCGTTACGATAGATTTTCATTTTGCTACCCATCCTGTGTTACCAGTTCCAGATTCTTTAACGTAAAGCGTTGTGCCAGCACCCCCGTTAGTTCTGGTGTAAATCGACCCAACAATTGCAGATAAAGCACCTTCTGGTGAACCTGTGTCTGAGGTAAAAGTGACAGAAGAAGTACCAACTAAAAACGATGTCGCCGCAACACTTGACCATTTCAATGAAGCATTACCAACTGTGCCTGTATTGGTTGTTAAGGGGAATAAATCGTTTGCGCCATTAACGGCACTTTTCATAAAATATGCGTTTCCGCTGTTATTTGTAACGCTGACATTTACAAACGTAGGTGTGTCGTAAATTACCAAATCTACACAATTTTCTATAAGCGTGCTAGCTTGAACCGTAAGTACGATTGAAGATGTTGATGTAGGTTTAATAAACGTGCAGTTTTGAATTTTTGTTTTGTAAGCAGCATTAGCTGTGCCAACCGCAATTACGTTTGTACAAGTGTCCGCTAAACCAATAAAAGCACAGTCAATAAAATTATTGTCTGTACAGTTAAATACGCCTGTTGAACCTGTAATGCTGACGTTTGTAACCACATTAGCAGCGCCCTGCGGCTCAAACGTGCAGCTATTAAATTTGTTATTAAATGAACTTTCTATATCTACTAAACTTGGCGAAACTACTGTTGCATCATTATAAAATCGAGTATCTAAAAATAGATTTGTTCCACTTCTGATTAAATACGCCGACCCTGCTCTGTTGTTGTAATAAATACCACCGTGAATTTCGCAGTTATTGCAGTTTTGTAAATACAAGCCGTAACCAAAACCATTAGACGCAATGTTAAAGGAATAGACATCACGCAACACAGCGTATGCCATAAATATTAAATTGATATTTTTACCAAGACTGTTGTAGGTTTGAACATCCTCTATTAACAAATGTGCTGCTTCACCATTAGTTGTAGAACTTGAAACAATACACTGAGATGCTAAAGAATTTCCATCTATTGAAATAGTTTTAATTCTTACATTGTAGTTAGACTGCGGAAGTCGAATTACGTTTTGGGCAGAAGTCCCAGCTTTAATTATCGTGGTTGCTTTACTTTCACCAAAAAGAGTTCCAGATGATGGAATAACAATTTCAGAGGTAACAAGGTAAGTCCCTGCTGGAACGTACACGGTAAGAGAAGCATTGAAAGCTGCCGCAAAAGCAGCGGACGAATTAGTTGCGCCAGTTGGGTCTGCGCCGAAATCTAATACGTTGGCGGGAGTACCCTCTATCATTGAATAAGTTGCTTTTGTTAGCGACATGGTTATTCCTTATGTTGTTTGATAACAACCAGCCAACCGAAAATAATTTACATTTCCATCGTTAATTAAACTATTGTATGGACAGGCTTGATTTACCAATGATTTGTTTAAATTCAATATTGTTGTGTCGGCAAGCGTTCCTGCAACTTGTGCTGGGTTAGACGCCCAACCAAATGCAAACGTAACAGGTATCGTAGCGTCAGACCTATCATTATTAGTAAACGGCAGCCCTTTTAGTTGCAAATCACCAGAGCCGCCCGTATAAGTAGTAGATTGAAGTTGAATTTGCACATAAACTAATCTGCCGATTTTTGTATATCTCCCAAATTGCACAGAATAAGTGTGAGTGGTAAAATCACCTCCTGTTGTTGTGTACTCGGGCGTAAAAGTGCCTTCTTCATAGTCAGCCAGCAATTCGCTTGTGCCGGTACCTGGTGTGGCAGAAAAGTCGATGCCTTTGCCTGCTGTGCCGATGACTAGGTTGCCTGTGGACAGGGTGACGTTACCAGATAAGGTGATGGGCGTTGCAATCTGGCTGGCGTTGATAACTGAATTTGCTACTTTTAACATGGCGATTCCTAGTTGTAAACAACTTCAATAATGGATGTGTCTGGCGGTGCTTCAGTAAACGTTACCGTGCCGGTGGTTACGGTGTAGGTATTGCGGTTCTGGTACACGCCGTTGATGTAAATGGCGGTAAACCCATTGACCACCGAGAAAGCAGTTGTTGTACCGTCACCCGTTGCATTAAAAGCAAAAGTGCTGCCGTTGATGTTGTCTACCGTCCAGATCAACACGCCCACACTGGTGTACAGGGCAAACTTATATATTGCACCTTCCAGCCACACATTGGCCTCGCCACGGCTGTCCAAGACAATGGGGTTAGTGTTAGCACTGACGCCAGTGGAATCGGTGTAAGTGGCTAGTGGCGTAGTCGAGCCAGCCTCGTAGGTGTACAGAAGTCCACCAGCCAGAGGTGCGCCGTTGGCATCAAAGAATTGCAGCTTGGGCGTGGGGGCCAGGGAGGTGGTAGCCATGTTACATACCTTGGTTTGGTGGCGGCATCATTTCAGGTGGCATCATTATCTCTTGCGGCATCATCGGCATTGAACTCATCAAGTCACCGCTAGTTATCATGCCTTGCACAGTTCCCAGCACAATCTCTTGTATCTGGTCAGGCGTCATGGCAGCAGCCATTGCGGTCATGCGTTTGGTTTCTACATCGTAGGCTTTGACCTCAGAGTCAAACCGCTTGATCTCCAAAGTCTGCGCTTCCATTGACTCTTGGACGTTTTGCAGCATTTCTTGCATCTGCTGCATTTCCTGCCCCATTGCCTGCATTTGCATATTGGCGGCTTGCAGGGCTGGGTCTTCATCGTCGCTCAAGAGTTTAGGGTCAATGGTCTTAGCCAAGCGTTTAGCCAACTCATCCGCCCCAGGCCAATCCATTGCCTTGACAAACAAGTCGCCTGCAATCTGCATGAGCGCAGGGTTGCCTTGCAGCAGTTGGGCCATTTCTTCCCGTGTTTCTTGGCGTCTGGTGCTGTAGCTTGGGCCGGTCGTTACCACCACATCGTACTTGCCGACATTGGGGTTGTAGATTTTGTCAATCTCAATGCCTTCTTGATTGACGATTCGCTTGACCGGCATCTCTTGGGACGGGTCAATCTTCGCCATCTCGGTATCGCCATCCTCGCCAATGATTCGCGCAATACGTTGGGTGTCGTAGATTTTGGGAATCATGTCCAGCAGTTGCCGGGTCACATAGCGAATGGCACGGGCTAGGTTGTCTACATAGTGGTAAGTACCAACGTCACCCTCACGCTGACGGGCTAGGATGGCCTTGCCGCTGCGCTCGTTACCGCCCATGCCCAGACTAGCGTTGTACTGCCCTGTGGCCGCTTTGATGTCCTCAGATGCCCCTGATTTGGCTTGCAAAAGGCCAGTTGAGGCCATCGGGGGTTGGGCACGTTGGGGCAGTGGCAGGGTAGCACCAGCACCATCAGTCACATCTGGGTTGACCTCAAGGTAGGGCCAGTTGGTGGTGTTGGCGGTCTTCCACTGAGTCTCGTAGCCTTCAAACTGCCCACCATAGCCAATGAACGGGGCCTTTGGCGCCAAGGCCAGCATCTCGGCTTCTTGGCTTACCCAATAGTTGTACATCCGCTGGGCGTCCTTGGCGTTTCGCACCAAGCCAGAGACATAAATCTGTCCGTTGACTTCAAACTCATTGCCCACCACTCGCACAATGGGGATGTACTTACCCGCCCAATCGCGCTTCTCCAGCACTTCGTAACCGTTGCTCTTGACCCAGCAAACCTTTTCCCGCTGCGAAATCCGAGTCTTCAACGGCTTGCCGTAAAGCATCTTGAGTTGCTTGTCATCAGGCGTGTTGTTGAACGCCGTGATGTTGTTGGGGTACAGGTTGAGTGTCTCGGCTTTGTACTCCCGGTAGAAGTACTCCGCAATCCGCACTGTCTCATCGCGCAGCCATTGCTGTAGGTCTTGGTCGCCAATCCCAAGGGACTGCAAACTACTGATAGGCGCAGCGTCTGGGTACAGGCGCTCGTACTCGTCCTTGGGTACATCGTCAGTGACAAAGCACCACCGCGCATCCGCACCGCATGGGTCTTGGATAGCAGGATCCATGTAGACCGAGAATGAGTTGCGAATCCGCCCAATCTTCAGTTCTTGGTCAAAGCTGTTCTCATCGCAGTACTCAGTTAGTACGCGAATGTAGCCTTCACCATAGGTAACTTGGTTCTCGCAGGCAGTTGCGTAGGCAATGTCAGCGTCACTAATGTATTCAATGTGCCGCACTATACCGTTGAATATCTCTGCCATCTCAGGGTCAGCAACGTCATCCGCAGGTATCACTTTGCCGCTAGGCTTGTTGTACCGCTGGTCGTTGGTGACTTGCCGCACGTGTTGTGGCAGCTTGTTAATAGTCAGGCAGGGACGGGCGTTGATCGTCTGCCCTTGCACCGCCCCGCGAGTCGCCAGTACATCAGCAGGCCACTGCCACTGGTTGTCTGGACTACCCGCCATAAACCGCAGATCATCAAGTTCATTACCCCGGCTCTCACTGTATGCATCCACCGCTATTGTCATGCGCGAACGCATGGTGGAGAGCATATCGCTGTACTCTACGTCATCGCCCCCACCAACATCGGCAACCTTGCCAACCTTGTTAATGCCGGTGTAGTCAACCATTATTTTTTCTTACCTTTAGGGGTGGACTTTTCAGCTTCACGCTTAACAGCATAGGCAATGGCTACGCTTTGTTTAATCGGTTTTCCCGATTTTACTTCCGCCGCAACATTTTTACTAAATGCAATTTTACTTGAGTTTTTGATAAGTGGCATTTTGTGGGCCTCGTTCAACGTAATCAAGGATAACATCAATGTGTTTCTCAAACCATCCTAGCCGAGTGTTGCATTGCTGGCACAAAACGCCTCGATAAGTTTTTGGTATTTTATGGTCAATGCACATTTTGCTTGCTTTTTGGCCGCAAATTTCGCATTGTTGTGACCGCAAATACGTGGTTTCTTCAAGACTTAGCCCATATTTTTTCTTGACATCATACCGAAGCTGATTTAACCGCAAGTTTGCAGGCAACGTCCCATTGTTTGCAAACTTGTGTTTCATTACTTCTTCTTAGCCGTCTTGGCCGAGTCTTTGAAGTCCTTGGCGCTAGGTGCTGCCTTGCTGCCGACTTTGTTCATCTTCTCACCAGAGCCAGCCTTGATGCGGTCTTGCTTGGCATTGATGTTGGCATAGAGACCGGGTTTGGTAGATTTCATGTTTAGCACTTCCATCTAGTTAATGATGCTGCCTTGCGGGTAGGCTTGCCTTTTTCGTCCTTCATTGGCCCTGGCATATTTGACATTCTTGCACAAAATGAATCCTTGCGGCCCTGATCGGCCTTGGTCTTAGGGTTAGGCGCAGGAGCCTTTAAGTTAGAGCCAGTGGCTGCATTGTAGACAGCCCTACCCTTGGCAGTCAAACCAGCGCCCTTGGACGTTGGCAGCTTCTCACCACGCCCAACTGATAGAGATACACCTTTTTTCATGACCCCATCCATCCAGTAGACACTGCCGAGTGATCCGAGTACCTGCGCGGCGCGGCTTCACGGTACTCCCGATGCGCCACAGGGAACGCAAA